TTTGGAACAGATACTTCGCTGTTTCAACTTACGCAAGATGATGGAATTTATTATCTAAATGGCGCTGATGGTGCATCTGTCCAAGGCGAAGCATTTATCTTTTATGACCCTAAAGTCAATCAATATGAGGTAGTAAACTCAAGCAAAATAGTTGACCGCTATTTAGCGCAGTATAAAGGCGACAAAGAAAAACTACGCAAGAACCTTTATCTTGCTAGAAAGATTACTAAGTCTGCCTATAAGACCAAGGATGATACTTCCCTTATCAAGGGCGTTCTCAGCGCTGCCAGAGAATATACTGTTAATCAAGTTCTTGGTGTTAAGTTTGGTGGGCTGAAAGACTTTCAGTCCTTTGATACGTTCCTTAACGAAATCAAAGAACCAGAAACTGATACCAATGTAGATGTAAACCTAAGTAGCAAAGACCAATCTGACCGCAACTTCAATCAATTTATGATGGAGTACTTTGGTCGCCCTGCTACCCCTGCAGAGCAAAAGGCTTATTATCAAAAGTTAAATGCTGCAGAACGCAAGGCAGTTACTAGAACAACTACAACTGAAGATGGAACTGTCTCGGTTGGTGGTGGGTTAAACGAAGCAGACCGTTTGCAGATTATGGCTGAAACTGTTAAGCCAATCCTCAAGGGAACAACCGCTGAAGAACTTGCTACTAAGGGTGGCAAACTAGCCCAAGACATCGCAGAACTAAAAGAGTTTGCTGCTGACTATGGAATCCGTCTATCTGGTGGGGACGCACTAAAGCGTCTTACTTCCGGCATCGGAAAGCGTGGCATTCTTGGTGATACAGAGGCAGAGAAGCAGCGCCTAAAAGAAGAATCAAAAGCCTACTACTCAAACCTAGCAGACAAGATTGATGCTGGGGTTAGTGTTGGCTCTATTGCCAAGCAGTTTGCTTATATCAAAGGCCAGTTGCTAGAGACACCAGACAATGCAATTGATGTCTTTGACCAAGATGTTCAGGCTGCTTTGCGTAATGATGGCAAGCAAGGCTTAATGTCTTTCACTGATTTTCGTAGAGCAATTAAGCAGAACCCGTTATGGTCTAAGACCCAGAATGCAAGGGAAGAGGCTGCAACCTATGCAGATACAATTCTTCGTTCGTTTGGATTGATTTAATGGCAACTACCAAAAAACCTACGGTTAAAAAACCATCTGATTTAGTATCCAGCGTAGCAAAAGACCTTGGTAAGGTTTCCGCAGCAAACAAGAAATCTATTCAGATAGCAAAAGATATTGCCAGTGTTAAAGTGCAGCCAAGTCAAAGCGCCGGGGCTACTGGAACTATGGTCGGCGGAACATACATTCCAGTTGCTGGTGTTACTCAAACTGTTTCACCTGTCTCAATTAGTGGTGGTGCTGCGCCCGTTTCGGTTTCTCAACCATCAACTCCGACCAACATTCCAGTTGCTGGTGTAATGGTTGGTGGAACTTATGTAACACCAGGATTCTCTACCTCAAGCGCATCTACCTCTACAATGACCCGAGATGAGCGGGATGCTTTTGCTCTTGTTAGATATACCTTTCAGCAGTATGGTCTAGACGAACTAGTACCTGCCATTGAAGACATGATGAAAAACGATGTCGGCCCCCGTGAGGCAGAGGTTAGACTTAAGACAGATGCTAAATACAATAAAGACGCCCAGGGCAATCCAATCGGATATGCCAAGCGTTTTGCTGGCAACATTGCCAGAACAAAGGCTGGGCTTAATGCGCTATCCGAATCTGAATATCTATCTATTGAAGATAGTTACTCTCAGATTTTGCGTTCATATGGACAGCAAGGATACTTTGGTGCTGATGTAGCAACTAAGCGCGCCAAAGCGGCAGAACTTATTGGCTCTGATATATCTCCAGTTGAACTTAAAGACAGGGTTGAACTTGCGGTAAACCGAGTTCAAAACGCTGACCCAAACATTAAGCGTGCTTTTGCTTCCTACTATCCTGGATTACAGGATGCAGATTTAGTTTCATTCTTACTTAATCCAAAAGAAAGTCTCAGCACATTGACCGAAAAGGTCAAGGCATCTGAAGTTGCTGGTGCTGCTGCTGAGTTTGGCTTTGGCCCCGGTGCACCTACTGCAGCGCAGATGGCACAGATTAATGCTCTACCAGCAGACCAAAGGGCCAATGCCCTTCAGGGTCTTCAGACTGGTTATGGACAAGAGTTTGTAAAGCGAGCAGAAGAGTTTGCTAAATATGGAGTTGACCTTCAAACCGCACGTCAAGGCTACGCAGCAATTGCTGGTGGACTAGAACAAGGACAAAGAATTGCTGCCCGTTATGGTGGACAGTACACCCTTGGTGAGGCAGAGCAAGAAGTATTTAAAGGCAATGTTGAAGCGCAACGAAAGCGTAAACGATTTGCCAGCCTAGAGCGAGCAGCCTTTGGTGGTCAGACTGGAGTTACATCTGGCTCACTAGGAAAGAAAGGCTCAGGCGCTTTCTAAATAGAATCCCGATGGATAGACCAGCCCCATTGGTGTAAAAGACTGGTAGTAGAAGCCAGAAATATCTCCCTAAATATTTCTGTGGTCTGCGATACAACTACGAATAGGAGAACGGTTGCATGAGCAACAATTACTGGGAAGATGACGAAGACGACCTTGACTTAGAGACTGGCTCTCAGGTTACTGGCGATGACTTGGTAAAGAAGTTACGCAAGGCTAAAAGAGCAGACGAAAAAAGAATCAAGGAACTTACTGAGCAACTTGAGAATTTATCCAAGGCGCAGCGTGAGCGTACCGTCAAAGAAATCCTAGAGCAGAAGGGCATCAACACTAAGGCTACCCGCCTGATACTTAAAGACTTAGACGCTATTGATGATGAGTCGGTTAATCGCTGGCTTGACGAGAATGGCGATTTGTTTGGGTATCAGAAGGAAGCACAGCAAAGCCCTGAGCAACAGATTGACCTTGCTGCATTACGTCAGCAAGACATTCTGACCCACGGGGCAGTAAGCCCTTCACGCGCTGACGATGCCATGTCACGATTGCTGGGCGCTAAAAGCGCAGCAGAAATCATTGACATGATTAACGGCAGCGAGTAACACAATCCCAAATCAACCATTCTAACAACACCTATAGGAGGTGGCTAAATTGGCTAACGAGTATATTTCTACCGCGTCTACCTCACTCGGAGGTACCGTAGGCGGAGCAGGTCTAGTTCAAAAGGCGTATGACCGTCTTCTTGAGTTTGCTCTCCGTGATACTCCACTCATCCGCGCTGTTGCGGATAAGCGACCAGCCCGTCAAAGCATCCCTGGCTCAACAGTTGTATTGCAGCGTTATGTAGACCTCTCACCTGTGACGTCTACTCTCTCTGAGACAGTTGACCCAGATGCAGTTGCTTTGTCAACCCCAACCACAGTAACCATCACTCTCAATGAGTATGGCAACTCGGCAATCGTAACCCGTGCGCTCAATCTCTTCAGCCTTGCTGATGTAGACCCAGCAGTTGCTAACATCATTGCCTTCAACATGGCAGACTCAATTGATGATGTTGCTGAGACAACCCTACGTCAAGGAACAAACGTAGAGTACGGCGGAACCTCAACTTCCACCGCAACTATCGGAACCACTGCAGGTCACAACATCAGTTCTGCAGACATCCGTAAGATTCGTGCACGTCTTCGTTCCAACAAGGCAGTTGCACGCCGTGGCTCAATGTACTGGGCAGCACTTCACCCAGACGTAGCACACGACCTCAAGGCTGAATCAGGTGCTGGCGCATGGCGTCAACCACATGAGAACGTTGACCCACAGAACATCTACGCAGGAGAGATTGGCGAGTACGAAGGATTCTTCTTCGTAGAGAACCCACGTCTCTACAGCGGCAAGGATGGCGCTGACCAGTCAACCTTCACCACTACTGCAGCAGCCTCATCGGCTACTTCAGCAACGACCATTTCTGTTGCTTCAACCTCCGGCATGACCGTTGGTGACAAGATTTCAGGAACTGGCGTTGGAACCTCTGCAAAGATTGGCGCAATCAGCGGTACCACAATTACCGTTACTGTTGCTAACTCGGCACAGGTTACAAGCGGTGCAACCCTCACCATCACACCAGTAACCCGTGTGTATCGCTCTTACTTCGCAGGACAGCAAGCACTTGCTGAGGCTGTAGCAGAAGAGCCACATACCGTTATCGGCCCAGTAACTGACAAGTTGATGCGCTTCCGTCCAATCGGATGGTACGGCGTACTTGGCTTTGCCATTTACCGTGAAGAGGCGCTCTATCGCCTTGAGTCCAACTCCAGCATCACGCTGGTCTAGTTGTTCTACAGTGGAGCAGGGGCGTATCAGTCCCTGCTCTTTCTGTAAAATTATTAGATAGGAAAATATGACAAAGTATTTCTTTACTACACCAAGTGAAGATGAAGGCCCAGCAGGTGGTGGCCCACTCTTTTTCCGCTACAAGATAGCCCGTGGGATTACCGTGCTGAAGAATGCGGGAGCCTACACAGAAACCCGCTATCCAACTAATGATGATTTATTAGAGGCAGAGAAGTTCTATCTAGGTGGACACAGAACAGAGATAGACCAAGAAGA